AGAAATCCTACGAGCTCCTTTCAGTCGCTCTCCGGATTTTTCAATATAAAAGAAATCCTACGTCGTGGCCTTCGGCCACTCCTCCGGATTTTTCAATTTCAAAGAAATGGTTCTATAGAATACTTTTGCGGAGTATATTTGATTCTTTCAAATAAATGGTTCTATATAATACTTTAACCCTTTGCCGTTTCTGTCATTTTTGTAAAATTGAAAAATCCGGAGAGCGACTGAAAGGAGCTCGTAGGATTTCTTTTATATTCCGGAGAACGACCGCAGGGAGTTCGTAGGAATATTCATATTTTACCTATATATAATAAAATATGAAACCAATATAGGTAAGGTATTTATAAAAATATGTGTAAATTCTAAATATTCCTACGAACTCCTTACAGTCGTTCTCCGGAATATAAAAGAAATCCTACGAACTCCCTACGGTCGTTCTCCGGATTTTTCAATATTGTTTATATCCATATTTGGATGTACAATCGTTAAAGGGTTAAATACTAAACACTGTTTTTTCTTTCAAACTTATTATATCATTATTGGTATTATCATAAGGATAATTACCCATAACATCATCGACCATGACAAACTTATTCGCAGGCAAATAGTTGACGACCGATTCTACCAAATATTTGGTCACCGCCAATCGCGTATTCAGTATTTCTTCACTCGACATTACTGCGAACCACTGGTATTTGTTTCGAGTGAGTATTTCGTCCTCGGGAATATACACTCCATAGGAATTCGGGTGGATGTCTAAAAACCCTTCTTCAAACAAGTCTTCTATTAATATTGGTTTTTTGTCCGTCATTTTTTTAGTGCCTATCAGTTCACCATCAATCAATGTCATTTTACCCACTAATACTTTCGTCAAACACCATTGCGAGTTATTTCCCAAAAAACGACTTTCACTACTGAAAGGAACGCGACTATCGCGCGTTTTCAAATACTCCGTCATCTCTAACATAATCGGGTCGTTTTTCCTAGCACCCATAAAAAACATATTGGGCATAAACGTCTTCATCTGTCTGGTCTTTGAAAGAGTGGGATTATATGACTGTTTCTGCAAATCGAACCGTGCATTATCCAATAATGCATTCGCGCCTCCCGATAAATAGTTCATATCTCCTATGAATTCAGAATCTTGCCCCCCGGCGGTTGAGTTCGCAAATTGGTTCTTGTATTCGCATACGAAAGGCGTTCCTGCACTAGTTCCATCTATCCATAGTTCCTTCAAGTTCTTTCTACATATGAAAGTATTTGGTACCACTATACCGCCGTAGTAATATAATAATTGGGCTATTCCATAAGCCCTATATCTTGATTTGAGTGGGTCAGATACAATCTTCATATCAATATTCCATGATGGAATTAGTTTGCTAAATGTGTCATCGTCTATTAAACATACATTGAAGTCGTCACCACAGTGTAGAACTATAGATTTAATTGTGAGATGTATATATGGTTGATTAAGGTCACACGAAGAACGAGATTGGAATGATGACCAGTTGCGCGAGTTATATTCATATTTCGTATGAACCCATAGTTTGGGTTTATTATATCCATATAAGGGTGAGTCGTTCAATAAATATTTTTGAATCATTTTATACTCATTATGTGTTTCATCTCCTTCGATGTAGTTAGTGTATTTTTTACCGACGTAACTGGCGAAAAGAATAATACCTATCATTAGTATGAATTTGGGCATATTGTTATTGTCAAAAACCATTGTTATTTGAATGTCTTTATAGGACTGATATATATTACGACTCATATTCTTACGAGCTCTTTTATTGGGGGGCTTCGCCCCCCCTCCAGTGACCACCAAGTGAAAACTCCATTGGGGGCAAAGCCCCCCAGTGACCCCCCGTTTACTTCTTACCTTTGGGTAGGTATAACCGATACGAAATATAGGATAAGTCGCTCTCCTCCTCCTACAACATTCAAGAGAGCGACTCAAAGAATCCCGTATGAATATTGAAAAATCCGGAGAGCGACTGAAAGGAGCTCGTAGGATTTCTTTTATATTCCGGAGAACGACCGCAGGGAGTTCGTAGGAATATTGTTTATGCGACTCTTCCATTTTTCTACATCGATTCCAATTCCGATTTCATAAATAATAATATTTAATAATAAGATAACAGAGCCACTAAAAATAAATTTCTTTTCGTATTCATTAATGTAAACACCTTCGTTATTGAATGGGCCGAATTTAATCATTAAAATTATGCATATGAAGAGATGGATTAATACGATTAAGTAATGCACATATAAAATATTTACAAATGCAACTCCTAAAATCAATACAATATATAAAACGTGGAAAAATATATTAACTGTATTATAATATTCAAAGTCCTTTTTTGACAACTGTAGGTCAAAGAACGTAGCCATAGATATATTATAATATATTTTGCCCACACCGTAGGATTTTATATATTTCTACGAGCTACTTCATTGGGGGGGGGGCGAAAAGGGTTAAATCTTCAAGGGTGTAATTGAAAAATCCGGAGAACGACCGTAGGGAGTTCGTAGGATTTCTTTTATATTGCGGAGAGCGACCGAAGGGAGCTCGTAGAAATATTGAAAAATCCGGAGGAGTGGCCGAAGGCCACGACGTAGGGTTTCTTTTATATTCCGGAGAACGACCACAGGGAGTTCGTAGGAATATTGATAAAAGGTGCATCTTTCGTTTCTATATCCAGCAGTATAGTCGGTAAAAGGTTAAACACTAAATTGTTTATTATATAAAGAAACCCTACTAATAAATGTTTTCAATCAATGAATTGAAAATGATGAATACAAATGTATCCACCAATGAAAATGGGGATAAAAAGGGCAATAAGTATAAAAATAAAACGCCTCCTAATATTTATTCCAATATCTATATCTCCCCCTTCGTTGAATCAAAGAGTGATAATGAGGTCAATACTCAAATGATAGATAGTATTTTAGAACAAGAAAAACAGATGAATAAGAGTGAAACGTGGAATAAGTTAAATAAAACAGTCAAGATACAAAAACTGCATAATTACGCAGAAAAATACGCAAAAGAGCATAAAATCGGTGTAAAAGACACTAAAACATTGAAAACATTTTTCATTTCTTGCTTGGAAAAAAACAAACTTCAAAAATCCAAAGACTTGGTATATAACAAGGATACTCAAGAAATCAGCGAAATACCGTCGTTGGTTTTCCACAGTGAAATACGCAATTTTACATTGAAAAACACGGATAAGTCGCGAGTGTCTACATTGAAATCTTTGACACCTAAGAAAATGCCGATTGTCATTGTAGGAGAAAACATACCGTCGGATAAATTACAAAACCCAGAGGAGTGGTCAACGACCACGACGTAGGATTTCTTGTATATTCAGGAGAACGACTGAATCCTACTTTTCGGATAGGCTTATGCCTACCCAAAAGTAAGAAGCAAAAGGGGTTTCACTGGGGGCTTCGCCCCCAATGGGTGGGGGTGGTCACCATGGAGGGGCTTCGCCCCCCACCAATGAGAGAGCTCGTAGGTATATAACTCTCTTTGTATAAAAATATAAAATGAAATATAATAAATGGAAAATATATTTCATTCTTTCAAAGAAGATTTTAAACTCGCCGATTTACTAAACCCCCTTACTGACATTGAAACGTTGTATAGTTATATAGAACAATTAGAAAATGCAATCTCGGAGAGACTGAACCATGAATATGAGGCGAATATTTCGTCGCTTAAGAAAGAAGAAACTGGATTGATAGACGAAACAGGGCTGCTGTCATACTCCGATGAGCTCCCTGCGGTCGCTCATAGTAATATTTTAATCTACGAGTCTACTCAAGAACCAACCTTAGAAGATATTTTCGATGAAGACTTTTTATTGGAATTAGAAGAAGAGGTTTACAAACAAATCGATGAATATGAAATATATCCTGTTTTTTATATCGACTCTTCTTTGAAGAATACAATCACAAATACTGTCCTGGAAGACACCCTAATGTCTTTGGAACTCATATGCGATGAAGGTACATCCTCCTATTCGACAAATATGTATAACAGCTGCGCCCTTTCTGACGAATACGATTTGGATTTATTGAATGTGGAACAACTACGCGTATTTATTAAAGAAAGAGTTGATATATATTTCGACCATATATTTGCCGAATCCAATACACGACAACGACCCCATATTTTACCGAGGTCAATTCCAATTGAAGTATTTGATAGAGACCGTCCCATTTATGATGAAGAATATATGCATTCTCTTGGGTTGAAAATCGAGCTGCTAGGAAAACAGTACCAGCCCATCCAAAGAACATCCGAATGGTATGATATGCGAAACCAGATTATGACCGCGAGTAATATATATAAAATATTCGGCAGTCAGTCTCAATACAACTCATTTATATGTGAAAAATGTAATCCAGTGGTTAACAAAGAAACACCCTATATAAATACCAACGACACGCGACATTGGGGTCAGAAATACGAAAAACTCACACTGTTAATTTACGAGACCATGTATAATGTTCGCGTAAGCGAGTTTGGTTGTATTCGGCACCCATCATACGATTATATAGGTGCTTCTCCGGATGGTATCGTAACAGGTGACGACCCTCTCCATCCACATTATGGGCGAATGGTGGAAATAAAGAATATTGTGAATCGCGTAATTACCGGAGAGCCACTAGAGGCTTACTGGGTTCAAATGCAGGTACAAATGGAGGTATGTGATTTAGATGTCTGTAATTTTATAGAGACGCGATTCAAAGAATGTGACACAGTGGATGAATGGAAATCCATCTGTAAAAAAAAAGGGGTTGCGGTTTCCAATATTCCAATATTAATACAAACTCCCTCTGGTAGCTCTCCGGAATATAAAAGAAATCCTCCTGATTTTTCAGTAGAGTTAACAAATGATTATATACAATCCCCCGAATACGAGTTTTTTATCTACGACGAAAATACCCCACTTACTGAATTCATTGAAAAATGGAGTTCGAGGGATACGGTTGTAAGTTGGTGGTATATGGAAGAGTTTTCTTGTGTGGTCGTTCCTAGGAACAGGGCTTGGTTTGCTTCCGTTCTCCCGAAGTTGACAGATGCCTGGAATACTATTATAGAAGAAAGGGGGAATGGAGAATATAAAAAGCGATTACCAAAGAAAAAAATACCCAAATCGAGATGTCTAATTCAGGTGGTGTTGAAGAATTCGGAGGAGTGACCTTCGGCCACGACGTAGAATTTCTTTTATATTGAAGAATCCGGAGAGCGACTGAAAGGAGCTCGTAGTGATATTGTGGAGAGCGATTGAATCGTACTTTTCGGGTAGGCGCTGCCCCCCCCCCCAATGGGGGGTAACTGGGGGCTCTGCCCCCAATGGAGGAGCTCGTAGAAATACTTTTATATTCAGGAGGAGTAGTCGAAGACCACTACATAGAAATATTGAAAAATCCGGAGAGCGACTGAAAGGAGCTCGTAGGATTTCTTTTATATTCCGGAGAACGACCGCAGGGAGTTCGTAGGAATATTGAAACGAATCACCAGCGACTTCTTCAAATAATTATATATAATTTTTATGTAGATTATATAAATGGAAAAACAAGAAAACCCTGGAATAGTCGATAAGTTGCGAAATAATTTTGAAGACATCGGTGAAAAGGTCAAAGAAGGTGTATATAACGGTGTGGGTAATATTAATAAAACTATTGAGAATGTCCAGGAAAGAACAAATGATGTATTGGAGGACTTTTCCTCTAAAAATACCGTCAATGCAAGGAGCGAGTTTTTAAACTCGAACAGTATTATCGCAAAGTTCGCGTTTATTATATTAGTTCTCATCCTATTCGTTTTTCTATTTAATTTAGGAGTGAAACTAATTAGCTATTTCACTTCTCCACCAACTTCACCTTATATTGTGAAAGGAACTATATCCGGTACAAATGGGGTCGTAGTCACACAGGACCCGAATAGTTCTTCTTCTATAACCATACAACGGTCGAATAATAATAAAACCGGTATTGAATTTACTTGGTCGGTTTGGTTGTATATTTCGGATGTGAATTCTTCTACGGGGGTAAAATATTCCCACGTATTTAACAAGGGGGACAGTAACTGGACTAGCTCTGGTCTTTCTTCTGTGAACAATGGTCCTGGACTATATCTAGTAAAACCGGATTCATCTAATAAAACAGAAGTGGGATTGTATATAATTATGGATACTGAAAACATAGATAACACACCCCAGAATTCGAAACAATCACTTACTATAGACACTGTGCCTCTACAAAAATGGTTCAATGTGTGTATCTGTTTAAAAAATGTTATAATGGATGTTTATATAAACGGTGTCAATAGTGGACGTGCGATTATGCCATATGTCCCTCGTCAAAACTATAATAATATCAATGTATGTCAAAACGGCGGGTTTGTAGGCAATCTGTCTGATTTACGGTATTATAGCCATGCACTTTCTATTTACGAGATAAACGGGGTGGTTTGGAATGGACCTAACTTGACACAAACTGATAATGGTACAACATATCTTAAAGGAACCAACTACGTTTCTAATTTGTGGTATACGAGTAAATGGTAGGTGGGGGCGGAGTTGTGAAAAATTCTCAAGGGTGTAATATTCCTACGAGCTCCCTTTGGTCCCTCTCCGCAATATTTCTACGAGCTCCCTTCGGTCGCTCTCCGCAATATAAAAGAAATCCTACAAACTCCCTATGGTCGTTTTCCGGATTTTTCAATATTCCTACGAACTCCCTGCGGTCGTTCTCCGGAATATAAAAGAAATCCTACGAGCTCCTCCATTGGGGGCAAAGCCACCAGTGACCCCCCTTTTGCTTCTTACTTTTGGGTAGACTGCGCCTACCCGAAAAGTAGGATTCAGTCGCTCTCCGCAATATAAAAGAAATCCTACGTCGTGGCCTTCGGCCACTCCTCCGGATTTTTCAATAATGAACCGGATATATAAATGAGCACTCAGGCAAATCAAGCAGTTTGTGAAATAATAAGTTCATTAATATCTCAAAAAAAACAAGCGGGGTATTACAATGTTCCGCCTCCTCGGTTGAATATTATCAGTCCTTATCCAATCTACTCCAAACAACAGTTAGATATGCGACGTAAGATAGAGATACTCAAATATACCAGCGCACAACAAAACACGAAACAAAACACTCAAACGAAAAAACGACAATTTGCCGATTTAGTAAAGAATGCAGGAGTAAGTAATAGCAAAATATCTCAGTATGCGACAAATTCCGGTACGAACTTGATATGTTTATCCAATTTAAATAAACCCATTTCAACTACTGCATGTGATGTTCCTGGGCCACCTATGATGTTATATTATGACCCGAGTGTACCTCTATATAACTACGGTAATTATAAAAATAATCGTTCGTTTGCGGTTATAAATGTTAAGTTAGATGCGGTATATAGTTCTTATACTCAAAATATTGTTAATTTTGTCAGTGGGAACTTTTACTCACTCATAGCAGATGAAATTATTTCAAAGGATATAGGTGCAGAATATACATATAGCGGAACAATCGGTAGTTTAGTCATAAATGGTAACCCTAGTAACAGTGTGTATAATTTTAATATATCTACCCCTGTTGCGGTTTGGTTTAACTCAAGTATTAGAAGCATGCAGGATATTGGTGTTTATTATAATGATAAACAGCCACTAACTATTATGGACGAAGTATCATTAGTTATACATATAGAAAGTATTCAGGTATTGGTTTATTATGAGAATAAGGTTGTGAAGTCCGTAACTGTTATGAATGATTCGAAATCGACTATATTTGTAGATACAATTTGTAATCTCAACACAGCTGATAGTTTGTTTTATGCAATTCAGTATGTGGGAATGTTGAAGATTTCAAACTTAACTTTGGATGCGCCCCCCCAAACCACCTATACCTTTAAGTATCTTGTTAAATACAGCTATAATAGTAAAACGGCGAATACTTACTTGGACTTTATTCAAAGTGGGGTATATACCAATTTAGAGAATGCTTCCCAAGATGACTATTACGGTAACTGCATAACCACTACCTCCAGAGCTCCGGTGGCATTTGAACCGAATTCTTTCACGTCTTTCGTTGTTAATCCTCCGCCAGGGTAATATTCCTATTGAAAAATCCAGAAGAGTGGCCGAAGGCCACGACGTAGGATTTCTTTTATATTCCGGAGAACGACTGTAAGTAGTTCGTAGGAATATTGAAAAAAAATAAGTCCAGTAAAAGCATTTCAAACGCCGACTTTACAGCATAAAAAATCTCTGGAGGGAGGCTCCTAGAATTTCTTTTATATAGTTATTTATCATGAAAATATAACTATAATAAAACCCAAATTATGGAACAAAGCACACTTTATGTAATTATTATAACCATTTTAATATTACTTTTGATTTTGTCCATTTTAGGGACAGATATGTTGATAAGTCTATCGAACTGGATTATAA